CTATTGCATCCATTCCGTTAATCATTAAGTTAATTGCTCTTTCTTCTACTGATTTTGTTAATTGCGTTTTCATGTTTTTAGTTTTAATTGTTAGACAAATATAATTATTCTTTTTAATATAACAATAAAATAAACAAAAAAAAGAGGGAGTTTTTTACGTTCCCTCTAATTTGGTTTTGCCGAACCTCAGTTATTAAAGAATTTACCTACCTTTTCAATCGTTTTTGTGCTTACATTTTTTTTATAGTTCACAAACTTAAATAAGATCGGTTGGTTTATTCCGACTAACTTAGAAAAAGCGTTTAATGTTATTCCGTGTTTCTGTAAATAATCATTAATCAAATTTCGCGTTACGTCGTTTACATTACTTAGTATCTTACTTTCTATCATAGGTTGCTTAAAAAGTCATCAAAACCGCTATTTTGGGGTTGTTTAGCTGTTTCTTGAACTGGTTTAAAACTTAGACTTTGAAATTTTCCTTTTGCTCCGTCTTTTACCCAAGCCGAAACGTAATAATCTACTCCGTTAATAGTTGCTTTTCCCTGATAGTGTGGATGCGTTTCTTTTTCTCTTTTGTCGTTAGTAAATAACGCTCCGCTGTTGTCTCTTTTTTCCATTTTATTTATTTATTTTATCTTTTATTACTTCTATTTTTCCGAATTTATCAGCTTCAATAATGGTTGGTATTTTATAACCATATTCAAAAAACTCATCTAACTCTTTAAATCCATTGTCATAAGTGGCAGTTAAATATTCAACACCCCCATACGTAATTTCATGAATTACTTTTTTTAATATCCAATCATTCATTTTCTTAATATTTTACTGGGTTTATAATTTGAAGCCATCCTTTTAAGACTTCGATTCTACTTTTTACGCTTGTTTTGCTCATTGTCTTGGAATATATAGGTTATTAAATCTTTCAATTGTACAGCAAAACTCTTTAATCGTGTTTAAGTCATTTTGTCTTATTACTTCATACCATACCTTACTACGTTGTAAGTCTTTGATTTGTACTACTTGGTCTTTTCTGGTTACGTTTATATAGTAACCCATTAATTTTAGTTCGTTTTTCATTCTATTTTGATTTAAAAGTTTCTACTTTAATAGTCCCATCTTTATACTCTGTAACTATTGTTTCAGTTTTAAAGGTTTCGTTGTAGTATTGTTTATCTTTTGACTCTCCAGCTAAATAAGCACTTTCCATTTGCTCCTTCTCCATTTCTTTGGCTTGTTTAAACCATTCTTGTATTTTATCATAACTACATAAATCAGGGTAATTTAACCAAGTATCTTGCAACCATTCTACTGCTGTTTGTTTCATTTCTTATAAGTTTCGTTAAAATATTCTTGTGCTAAGTCATCTGCTGAGTATTCAAATCCATGTTGCATTGAAGCATCATGATGAGCGTTTAATATTTGTTGCTCTTCTAACTTTAAAAAGATTGAAAACCTATTAATAAAGTCGCGTCCTTTTTCCGTGTGTACGTCAAACAAATGCGGGTAAAGTCTTTCTAACTCGCTAAACGTTTCTTGTAATGCTGTTTTCATAATTCATTTATTAAATTATTATAATATACTCTTGCTAACTCTATTCGTTCTTTAATTTGTTCGATTACGCTTTCGTCTTTTGCTATTTTAAAGGCTTTCACGCGCTTTTCTTTCGGTATATGGTCAAAGTTATGTTTCTTCTGTACAAAGTCCCTTACATCCAAACTTTCATCTATTAACCCTTGCTTCCAGTGTTCGCGCCTAACTTCATCTTCTACTATTTGAAAAGGTGTATTTACAAGGCAATAACAAAGTAACGCTTCGTCTTTTCCTGTTAACCATAAGTAACCTTGCAATTGGTAGTAATAATCTTTGTTCGGACATTCGGTTTCAAAAAACGGAAACGTTGTAGCGTCCCAAGAACATTTTACATCCAAAAGAACTTCATTCGTGTTTACATCGGGAGTTCCCGTTAAATAATCGTTGTTTAGGTTTTCTTCATTCTTGTAAATAAAGCCTAAGTTCAACACATCGTTAACAAGTGCTATGCCTTCATCTTCTACTTCGTTGCCTTTATCCGTGTATCTACTCCAAAACTCTTTACGTATTCCGTATTTATGTTCTATTGCAAGTTCTTGAATGTAAGTCTTTGTAGTTTTAGATAATAACTCCCCCTTTGTTTTAGGGGAAGTCATTAATTTTCCTATTTGTGATGCTCTTATTTTCATATTATTCTGATTTAAAGGTTTTCTCTAATTCTGCAAGTAAGGCATCTGCTATCATAACAGCAGCATATGGAACATTTTCAGCCATTTCAGTTGGGATATTATGGCTACCTGCAATTGCTTGAACTGATAATACTGTTGCAATATGTACAGCAAAATATTCTCTTTTAGTCAAGCCTAATTGATGCCAAACCTCACTTGCAGCTCCAAATGCTGCCTGTTTTCCATTTTTCATTCTATTCTTATTTAAAGGTTTCTAAATTTATGTATCCATCAAAGTTTAATATCTTCATATTTTTTCTGTCACATCTAATTGCAAATTCAGCATATTCTTGTGCTTGTTTGGATTCCATTTCTTTAGCTTCTTTAAAATCTTCCTCTCTACATCCAATTCCCCTTTGAATTAGTCTTAACTTAAATAATTCTACTGCTGTTTTCATATCAGTAACAATGCTTTTTGTTGCACTTCATTTAATTCGAACTTAGCTTGTAGTTCTTCGGCTGTAAATTCACCTGCTCTAATTGCTTCTACTGCTTTTAAGAATCGTTCACCTTGTATTGTAGGCTTTTTTTCCGTGTTTTTAGGTTCTTTTTTTTTGTTATCTTTTGAATCAGGGTCGCTTTCCGTTTCGTCAATTAAGAACAAACCATTCAAAGCGTATTTACGAGCGTAACTTGAAGCCGTGCCAGTGCATTGTTCAGATGACATTCCTTTATGGTCGCCAAGTTCTGCAAAGCCACTAATTTCAATAATATCACTTTCACTTTTTAAAGTTGCTTTGGCTTTTAAAAATAGCTTATTACCTACTTGGATAATATCGTCACTAAGTGTTAATGTTGCTCCGTGTTTTTGTAACAATGGTTTTACTGATTCTAAAATCTGTTCAGCACTACGATACTTGTAGTTCCCGAAATTGTTTAAACTACCTTTTGGGCATTTTAATTCTGCTTGAATTTCTAATAGCTTTTTCATAACGTAAAATTTAATTGTTTGACAAATATAACTATTCTTTATTGAATAACAATATCTTTTTAACTTTTTTTTAGTTAAAATTTTCTTGCACCCATTGTCTAAATGCAATTTGAATGTCTATCTGTTGTGTTTGGCTTTCGATCGTTGTATGTTTTAAAATTCCATCATCCGTCTTTCTGATTTCTTCAAGTAACAAATTAGCTTTTCGTTTAATGTTTTTTGTAAAAACGTGTTCCATGTTTAAATCTTCGATAAAATCAGCGAGTACAGGTAACACTCCACACAAAGCAAGTAGTTTCTTTTCCATTTCTTTAGTTGGTTTCATATTGTTTGATTTTTAGTTTATACTCTTTTATTATTTCCATTAATTCATCTTTTGTAAATTTCCGTGTTTTGTTGGCTTCTGATTCTAAAAGCGTTAATTGCTCCATTCCTATCTTATTAATCAATCCTTTACGATATTCGATTAGATTACCTGAAATATATGTATTGCAGTGTTCGCATTGTAAGTGTACATTCCGTTCGTCAAATCGCACGTTCCAATGATTATTGGCGTTAAAATAGTGACCAGCATTCTCTTTTAATGGTTTCTTTTGGCAACTTATACAAACTTGACCTTTGTCTCTTAATCGAATGTACTTGTTAAATACTTGTTGTGCTAGTTTAATATAGTCTTGAATAGTCATTAAATCCTGCTTCGCTTTTGCTTTCGTCTTTTTCCATTGCTTATCCTTTTCAGATGCTACCCAAACACGTACGCACTCTTCTTTTAAGCAGTATTTCATATTGAAGCGGATAGGTTCGAATTTCTCTTTGCAGTTTTTACACTTCATAATCAAATATTGATGTTTGGTTTATATTCGTCTTTTTGTAAATATTCAATGCTGTTTCAAGTATTGTTTTCTCGGCTTCATAATCTACTAAGTTTCGTGCCATTTTAATTACTGATTGAGTACCGTTGTATTTTTTAAAATCGTAATTATGAAACTCACACAATCCTTTTAATTCATCTTTTGCTTGACTTATTGCAAATCTTCTATCATTTAAACCACTTGGCAAATTAAAGTTAGTCCAGTACAAATGCCTTCCTCGTTTTTGTGCGTGTATTAAAGGTTCGTAGTAAGGTATTACATTTTCAACAACAAATTTTCCACTTTTAAAATAATGCTGTAAAAATAAAATCTCTTCATAAAGTTTTAAATCTGGGTAAATAGGTTCGGTTGTTGTATCATAGTTTGAACTATTCCAATACCTGGCCCGTGAATGACTTGGACAAGGTGGTGAACTCCATATAAAATCAAACTCTTTGTAATGGTCTAATAAATATTGGTGTGCGTCTGCAACTATTACTTTGTCATTCGGGAATCGCTCTTGATATAAACGTGCTGCTTCCGGGTCAAGTTCTACTGCTGTTATTTCTAAGTTGTCTGCAACCTCGTCCCATTTGTAACGATTGCCACCTAAACAAGCGTATAAATTTAAAATTTTGTACTTTTTCATATTACGTGATATATTTGTTTTGCTGCTAAATATGCGTTTCTTGCTTCTTCTTCGGTATTAAATGAACCTAAGCATTTTTTCTTATTATAAATTCGCATTTCTGCTCTGTATTTATTTTTTGACTTATCCCACCAATAACCTTTAGCAGTTTTTCTGTTCCATTGATTTTGACTTCTTGTAACGCTACGTAAATTTTCAATTCGATTATCATTTCTAATTGAATTAATATGGTCTAATTCATATACGCATTCATTGTAAGCTGACCACCAAGCAAAGTGATGTCCATATAGATAATATATTTTATCAGCTACTTTCATTTGAATGGTTGTATAGCCTTTTACATTTTTCTTTATTTGCTTTCCGTGTTTATTTACGATTAATCCTGTTTCTGCATTATACGAGTATCCTCGTGTTTTTGCTAATTGGCACTTTTCATTTCTAGTCATAACTCTATATTTTTAAATTTTAATTGTGATTCTAAATCTTTGATTCTAAATTTTAAATCCATGTTTTGATGTTCTAATCTGTACTGACTTGAAACTGCAGACCTAAACTCTTTTTCTAAGGTTAAATAAGTTGCTTTAACTTCCATTAAATCTATTATAGTACGCTCCATAGAGTTAATTAAATCTGTTCTGTTTCCGTGTTTTTCTTGTATTTCTTCAAGTGATATTTTCAACTTTAAGAAAACGTTATTCAGCTTTACACTCGCTGAAATTAGGTTAAGTTCATCCATAATTAAAAAGGTGTTTGTTGTTTCATTTTTTCACTAAAAGAAAGTAATTCTTTTCCGTTAACTATATCAGGTTGTTGTTTGGGTATTTTAGTTGGAAAGCTATTTGAAATTATATTACGTTGTTCTGTTGCGTATTGTTTGACATAGTTGTTATTTATTGAATCCTGCATATAATAAGTTAAAGAATTAACATCGAAATACATTTCTATTTTACCAACTTCGCCCATTGCTCTTGGTTTAATTTTATTGAAAAAAACTTCAGCTAAATTCGTGTTTATGTCGGGCCTGTGAACTGTTATCATGCATTTACCACTATTAAACCATTCAGAACCACCTTTTAAATCGTAAGGTGTTGGAGCTGGTCTTTTCCCATTTTCCTTTTCAGTTAGCTTTGGATGTATTATAGTGTGAAAATGTAACATATTTTCCTCTGCTAAGTGATTTCTCAAAGGTAAAACATATTCTAGGTATTGAGCATAACCACCGTATTTTTCGTAATCATGGCTCATATCCTTCCAACTATCAATTGATGCTGTGTGTAATTCTTCTTCCGTTCGTATTTTTACAGCCCATTCCCAAAAATCAACAGGTGTTAACCTACCTTTTATTTCTTGGCGTGTAACAATTTTAAAATGATTTAAAACCCATTCCATTGCGTGAGTAATTTCGATATCAGTAATTACATTGTTTGATAATGGATTAAAACTTTTACCCGTCTTTTTGTGAATTAAATCGGCTACTATTTCAACGTTGTTTCCTACGTCAGGAAAATAAATTAAATGCTTCCATCCGTAATATTTTGAAGTATTTACAAGTAATTCCATTAATACTTGGGTTTTACCACTCATAGGATATCCAGTCCAATCTGTACAATTTCCTAAACTCATTGAATAATGCTTATGTAATTGTTCAAACCCTAAATATTTACCTTTTTTATTGTAGTTATCTCGGTGCTTATAAATCTTATCTACAATATCGCCTTGCGTTGTTATCTTAAATCCGTTCATTGCCAAGCTGCTTTAAATTGTTCTTCTTGTTGTTTAACTTCGAATCCGTATTTATCAATAGTTTCTGTTCTACTAAAAAATTCTGGAGTGCAATACTGAAAACTATTTTCAATATGGTATCTATTCAACTGGCAATTTTTGATAGCGTTTGTAATTTGCTCTTTTGTATATCCTTGTTTTAATAATGACTTATATTTTTTCTTAACAGAATCATTAATAACTTGAAACTTCCTACCAAAAGATTTATTCACAAAGTCAAGCAACGCTTGATAGTTTATTTCTTCTTTCTCTTTCTCTTTCTCTTGTACTTGTATTAAAGGGTCTTGCGTACCCCCTTGCGTACCCCCTTGTGTAGGGTCTTGAATAGGTGCTTTTGTTTTATCTTCATATCCCTTTATTTGCTTATCAATTGAATGCTTTTGTGATATATATGCAAATTTCACCATGCCATTTAATTCAGTTTCTTCGCCTGTAAATTGTCTCTTAAGTAAAGCATCGTAAAACGCTAATCTATCTTTGTCGTTTAATTCTTTAGCTACATCCCAATAGCTACGATAAAATTTAAATGCTTGTCTCATTTGGCTCAAGATTATAATAATACTTCAAAATAAATGGAATTAATTTTTCTATATCGTTTCGTGTTAATGTAATAGCTGCTCTTTCGTCTTTTTCAATACATTCAAAACATAACTTTTCACCGATACTTACAAACATTGTATCTGTTTCAACATTTGAACATTTAAATTCTAAATAATCTTTACGCATAATCCAATTTTTAGTAAATAAAAAACCCCTTGAAATCCTGTGCATCCTACCTCACATTCATTCAAAGGGTCAATAATACCTTTACGAGTTTTATAATGTAGGATGAACTCGAATACAAATATAAAAATAATTATTTAATATTCATAATGT